TAGGAGGTTCGCATTACCGGCATTGAAGCTAACGGCACTGATACGATCGAGAGATCCATTGATCAGCAGAGGCCGGAGGCGCAGGAGTGTATATCATTTCAACTCAAGGGCCCCCAGCATTTCCGACGAGGAAGTTCACGATTTCTCGGCAAGTAAACTCGGACACACAAAACACAGTAGATCCCCGCAGCAGTGGGATCCACAAGACACACGTACTCCCTAGAGGTTTTTAACCTTGGTACGTAGCCCCGGGTCCGGCCCAAAGCCAGATCTGCGTGGGATCGCGAAAAGTAGACTCTTTGTAAAAGTCACGGTCCGCTGGATCGAGAATAGGGTTAGAACTCACCCGTCTGATAACCAAGACGAAGGGAGTTTCTTGCGGCATAATTTCTCACACCACCAGAAGAAAGGATCATGTCGGCCATCCCGTTTAAGAGACGGGGATGAGTTGCAGCGTAGTCAAACGCGCTTCTGACGTAACCGATCAGATTTTCTGAGGTGGTTGTGGTAGGTTTATGTTCGCGAGGTCTATCGGGAACAATACCTGTATAGATAGTGGTAATAGGAATACCTTCACAATGGAGTATGTACTCAACTTCCATGACGGTGAAGCCTGCAGAACCAGTTACAGAGGGGGGTGAGGTGATATACATGAGTATACCGTCCCAACCCTCATTGTTGGTAATGTCGGAGTCTCCACCAATGGCAGGAGAGGAAGTAGTCCCCGCGTCAACGAAAGCGTACTCGTTTCCAAAACCTGTATCTCCGACAACTGTGGCAACACCGGATGTTTCACGAAAAACGTGGGCAATAGGGTTGTTGGGTTGGAAGGATAGGGTTAGGGGGTTCGCCTGTATCTCAAAGCCGGTGTAAGACCGACGAGAGTTTATGAGGTTAGCCGAGCTAGCGTTGGAGAGGTCAGTACCGAAGAAGGCCGAGGTCACCTGAGCCGCAGTAGCATTTCCGACATAATCGGGTGATGCTGACTGGGTCAGAGTGCTGTAACCATTCCAAACCCGATAAGGGATGTTGGCCTGGATGGCAGGAGGCTGATAGGTACTGAGGGTGAAGGTATTGTTGGAAACACTGGTCAGGGAGTTCAGCCTGACTCCACCTGCTACGGTTCTGAAAGTTGAATAGAGATTCGCTAACAGAGGCTTATTGATGTTTGTTGCATCGAGCATTGTCGATGGAACACCATTGATCGTAGTAGCTATGGTCATACCACCTTCAGTGGTTGCATGGCCGGGGACCCCAGAGATGGGTCCACCAGCAGCACCAAAGGTGTAACCGTAGACAACGGGATTAGGGACAAGACCCATGGTATAGGTCGAAGTCGTGGTTCCGTTGGTGGGAAAGGTGAAGATTGCCTTCCACCTGACACAGAAGGAGGTTGCCGCTTGAGACGAGAGTCCCGGGACGACAACACCCATAGCGTCTGGGTGGAAAGGACTTCGGAGAGCAAGGAGGTACTGACGTTCACAAGGTGAAAGACTAGGGAGTCTCTTACCAAGGAGGGAAGTACGCCGGCCTTGAGCTCCGGAGAGGACCAGTGAGGTCTGGAGAGAGCGCGCAAGTGAGTTTGTAGAGGAGCCCTTTTTCTTAGGGGATCTTTTGCGGGTAGGATTTGAAGAGATGACAATCACACCTTTCTGAAGGGTGGATTGACGGGATTTCTTTGATTTTGGCATGATACGGGGTAAGCCCTTGCCTAGGGGACTATACATCCCGGCCAACGAGGTTGGTAGAGGTAGAGAGGAGATGGCTGTAGACTAGATATCCAACAATCTTATCTGGGACACTAAAGTCTGGAAGTGATTGGTCCTCAGACCATGAAATATTCCTAGAATCACTGCCATTCGGCATGTGTTGATCCAGATAGTTGGGCCCTGACAACTCTAGTTAGGGTCTTAAGTCTTAGATCCTTAGATCTGAGACTCTACAGAACACTTATTGAGGCAATCTGTGTAAACCTCCTCTTCCTCCAAGGATTCAGAAGAATCCAAAATACCAACATCGCGAGATCGTGTAGTCTCTTGCCTTCCGGCCCCGAAGGGCCTTAGCTCACTCGAAAAGTAGTCCTGCATAGGGACTACCGAAGTCTGTGGTGGACTTGGTGATTTGATCTCTTTAATCGCCGAAACCCCGCTTCTCCTGGCAGTAGCCAGGCACCACGGAAATTTGTGTGTTACAAGCAATGACTTGGGTAACCAAGGTAAACTTGCGACGTCCTTTCCTCCTCTAGAAAGGACGCGGAGCCAACTTGCGTATCTAGCTCTGGGCATTGGGACCATCCTAGGACAACCGTCATACATGACGCTCATCTGGTATTCCACCTGATCAAGGTAGTACTGGAAAGGAGCGACAGTCTCGGTGACTTCGGGGAGGCGCAATGGCCCACGCATGGAAAGATAGCCCATTATCTTCCCGGTGTTAGGATCTTCTGAACTGAAACCCAAGGGAAATCCCCGTAAGGAGAGGAACCCAAGGGTTGCAGAGTTAACAGGATCAAGATTCTTAGGAACACCATCACTGAAGGTGGTTAGGCCCGGCCATTTGGTTGAGAGTCTTCCAACATGGTCAAGGTGCTTAACGTAGCTCCAGTGAATGCGAGCGTTATACTCCTGGAGTGGAGTTATGCGGGTCTTAAGGCCGGGTGGTAGGTAGAAACCTAGACCACCTAGCTCTCGAGGGATGAAAGGATTGACAGATTTACCCAGAATGGGCTTCATGATCCTAACATGGTAATGAAGAAACCTGCGCCAGGTCCTCTCAGGATTCCGGCAACCCTTTGCAAGGGTTTCCCAGTGGTCCCAAAAGGGCAGGATCTTCTCCTCGAGATTAAGAGCTCCCGTGAGGAGTCCACAGTTGAAGAACTCGGACTCTCGGAACTCGTTCTTACCGTCCCGTTTAGAAATGATGAAGAGCTTGGAATTTACGGTGAGGAAATCCTGGGAGACATAATTCTTCCCAAGACTTTCGACAAAACCGAAACGATCCAAGTACTTCTTCCAAACGGGGTAGAAGGATGACGTACATCGAAAAAGTATATCATCCCCATTGATAAGAACAGGGATCTTGTCAATCAGCTCAACGAGCAGCCCTTTAAACGCTGGAGATCCTGGGAATAGAATTCCCGATCTCGTGGCCTTTAAGTACTCTCGCCTTTGTCTTGACCTGATCTCCTTGTCCCGCTGATCAAATGCATCGATATCGATGGC